GTCTAGGAATTTCAAGATGTTTCCTCCAACTCAATATCACTAATACAAACGCTATCTAAATACACCTTACCTTTGAAATCTGATGTGACCTTCTTAGCGATTTTCACCCGTTTTACCTCAAAATCTTTTTCAGGATTGAATTTCTTCCACTCAGGAAATGGCCAAAGATTCGCATCATAGCCCATAAATCTCAACTCAGACTCTGTTGTGTTGTCCTTATCCAAAATCCACTCTTCGTCACAAATACGATACTTATCGCTGTGTACAACAAACCCAGCTCTGTATTTTTCAATTACTTCTGTTTTGGTCATTTGTATTCTCCCACTCAAAATTGATAACAATCTTAATGATATCTACAATAGTCTTATGCGCCCTGTCGTTAGCACTCGAAGACCATTTGTCCCACGTATCACGGAACGGCATGAATCCTCTATCAAAACAATGTTCCATAAAGTCTGTAGAATAAACATCCTCCTTTTCTAAAATATCATCGTATTCATCTAATTGTTGGCGGTATGACTCGCCTAAAATCTTTGTAATTTCAAAACTTGTGTCAGTACAACCTCTTAAATAAGACCTGCGAAGATTATCCAAATAAAGTAATTTGTCCTCAAATGTATAATCTTTATTGGTTCCTCTAGTAAAGTTCACAAAACTCTTTTTAACCAAATCTTCGAAATCATCAGGTAGACATTCTGTCTCAATAGTCTCAATATAAGGCAATCTAATTTTCATTCATTCTCTCCAATCTTCTCGTTTCTCCTTTATTAAAGAGCGTACTCTTTTTCTGGCACTACCATCAACTACCCCCATACCTCGTCCGATGATACTCCTCGGCCATACGATCCAGCTCGGCTACAAAATCATCACCAGGCAAAGCCATCAAGCGAGCCTTTTCAGACATACGTAGCGGATAATTCGCTACTTGCCAATCCAACATCTTGTCTAGTTTCAAATAACCGTCCATTAGTCCTCCACCTCTATAATTTTAAAATTCCCCTGCAGATACAACTGCTTTGTCATTACGACACCAACCTGCCAATTTGCGTACCGAAAGGCCTGACGCTCATTGCCGTAGAAAATTTCCAAACCAGTTGTCGAATGCCTCACATCACGGACAAAAGGGCTGTCTTGCTTAAGACCGTGTTTCAGAATGACCCGTTTTACCTTGTCTAATCCTTCCATAAGTTCATAGCCTCCAAAAATTCAGGCGAAACATCAATATTCTTAGGCAGTTCCTGTTCTTGTTGCCTAGCTCGAACGAGTTCTACTGTCAGTAACTTATCATTCTTCCAATTTCTTAAAATCGCTTTGATATAATTCCATACAGGTTTATTGCGAAATACCCCTTCTTTAAGAGCTTCCCTTATTAACTCAGGGGGAAGCCCTTCTTCAGTAGCAAATTTCTGGATGTCCTCAATTTCAAATGGACTTAATAATCTTCCAAAGCCAGCTTCGAAATCTTTGAATAATTGCTTGATTGAATAATCGCTATTATTTATACAACTACTACTAGATAAGTTTATATCTATATCTTTCTCTTGTTCTTTCTCTTTCTCTCCGTTACCGTTTGTTTCATCGCTGTTACTCTGTAACACTCTTTGGTTCTCACGATGCTTGCGAACCCTACGGGCACTTGCGGTTTCGCTACCTACCATCTCTGGGACTTGCTCCAAAAAATACTCCCTATCCGATATTTTTGATAACAGTTTTTTGGACTGTAAAAAAACAAGGGTAATTTTTACATTTTCCACATCTTCGTCAATTACCAGCGCAATTTCTTCAGCCAAGTTATCGGCGACCCCGTCAAAAAATAGAATCCCGTTGTCTTCCAGGCTCAACAGCATCATCTTAAGATAGATAATCGTGTGAGTGTCCCCTCCTGCTATTTTTCGAAGCAACTTCATTTCCTTGGATTTGAAGAAATCCTGTGCGAGTTGAATCCAATAGTACCGCTTATTTGCATTTGCCAATCTCTATACCTCCATTCTCCTCCCACATCTCAGCATTTACACCTTTATTAAACAAGTCCTGCTGATAAATTCTAGCCTTCTGCCAGGTATCAAATGACCGTTTTTGGTAAAATCTATAACCACGCTTGGTCTTGGTCTTCTTTGCCACAATCCAAACCATAGCTAGACCTCTCTATCTGCCAATAGCTCAGCTTGGCATTTGTTGACATTCTCCAAATAGTCAATCCGTCGGTTTAGTTGGTCAATAAGTCTAGCTTGCCCTATACACTCTTGATTTTTCAGCAAAGCCAGTTTCTTGTATTCCTTGGCTGTGTGTCTAGCGCTGGCCAATTCACGTTCCAACTCATGTTGGCTTTTAGGAATGTAGTCATCTTCATCCACGCTCAAAAACTTCTTAATCATGTTCCAAAATTTCATATCATCCTCCGTAATATGTCCGAATTTGCAAGTAACGCAGATTTCTTTCTGGTTGCTTTTCTTCAATCACTGGCTCCTTGACCTCTATTTCAATCTCAACAGGCTTACGGATCAGCCAGATTAAGATTAGGGTAAAAATAGCAATAAATGCCAAACCTTGTTCTGCTGTTAACATCAATTCTTCTGTCATATCGCTGTCCTTTGCCAATTATTGTGGTACCATTCAATTACTGCATCACGAGGGTACTTCTCGCGAGCATTCGGAATACGTGGAAAATCTTTGTGACAATTAAATCGTGCATCAAAACTCCCTGTATCCTTTGTTCCAAGCAACATTTCAGCACATTGTGACTTGTTGAGTTCCATAGGAAACCGTCTTTTTTCGTCCGTAACAACGTGCATGACCTTCAACGCTCTATCCATTAAGGCAGATTCGAATTCATCAACCATTTGTAATAATCTACTGTCCATGGTATAATCCTCTTGTATGTTTATATTTGAGCCTGATTGCCGTCAGGCTTTTTGTGTTGTATTCCAGTAGTTTTCTAAGTTAACCGACAAGATTGCTGCTAGGTTTTTCTTCTCTGTTTCAATCTGTCGCCTGTATGGTGCCAACCCATCCAATCTCTCCTGCTCTGACTTAGGCAGGTAATATCCATTTGGCTTAGTCTTCTTTGCTACTATCGGATGATTAAAATTAACCCGCAAGCTTTCAATCACTTCTTCCAAGCTACGCTTTGAAATACTGAATATTAGCCGTAGTTCACTCGCTTGGATTGGCAAGTCGTAACTAGCATTATTTTTGATAGCATTGAGAACTTTGATTTCCAAGTCATTCATTTCCCTAGATACTGTCATGCCATTTCCTTTCTGATTTTTCCCAGTGCCAACACAGTCTCCCACACATCTAGCCCCTCGAGGCTATCAACTATCAGTTGACTGAGCTGGTAGTTTTTCTTTTGCCAGTTGGCAATCAATTTACTTTCCATTTCTCTCTTCCTTTCCAATCTTGTTCCCCTCCCCTATCCATGCTATAATTTAGCTATCAACAAGGAAAGGAGATAACAATATGAATGATTTTGACAGTCTAAAGCAGGCCAGTTATACACTAATTGCCGAACTAATCGAGAAAAATTCGGCTGATGTAGCAACTGCCACAGTCATTGATGTCATTGAAAAGTTGTTAGCTGCTAAAGATATGCAAGTTGATCAACTTGCAACTGAAAAAGCAGCAAAGACACTCAATGATATAGCTGATAAAGCCTCTGAGTAGCTTTTTCTAATTCTTGTTCAGCCTTTTCTTGCCTTTTTTGACCTTTGACACGATATGCTGAATAAGCTTTTTCCCAAGCCTTGACTATATCCATAGTTGAGGCTTTTAATTTTCCGCTATATGGATACCGTTTTGGTCTCATCCCCTCACCTCCTCCTAATCTTCTTCCACCACATTCTGAACTTCCACAACCTCTACATGAGCCTGCTTGACTATCAAATCTTTAGAAGCACAGTAGCGAATTAAGATGCTCACTGCCTCGCCAATTTTCAAATCATGCTCATTAGCAAAATCTACAACATACTCATACGCGTCCGATTCGATACGGACCACTTTTTCAGCTATTTTCATTTGTTCCTCCTCAAAACTTCTCCCAAGGATTTTCAATTCCCAAGACAGTAGCAACATTTTGTTTTACATTATCACTACCTTTTCCGTAGCGTAACAACTCAGAAATGACCGAACTAGACACGTTAACACTTTGAGCTAATTCAGATTGCTTCATGTCAAGTTCAATCAATCGAGTTTTAATCAGAGCTTTGATTTCTTTTAACTCTTTGCTCATATTATTCCTTTCTTAAATGTGGTAAAACGCTAGCCTCTTCAATTTCATCTCCCAATACAATCTTGTGTTGGGACTTTTCATTGTCAATATAGGCACTTGCCATTTTTCTAACTCGACTTGCAACCATCTCGCAAATCGTGGCTGTCTCGACTGAAAGATCTGGATACTTATCAAAATAAAACGTGCGAGTTTCCAATTCGGACAAGTTATCACACTCCTTCAAAAGTTCCATAAATGCCGATTCAGCAATGTTATCAATAAGTTTGACAGTTGTTTCAATGTCAGATAAAAAACTTTTTGTGAGTTTTTTCATCAGTATGTTTCCTCCTTTTATTATTTTTGCTAAAAAGTTAGCGAACTCCTTGACAAGTCTAGTCAAATGTTTTAAAATGAGAACATAGAGAAAAGACCTACTAAAAGTAAGGTATTACCTAGACAAACAGACGCCAATCAGTTTCATTAGGCTTTATTTTTTAGTTGTCTTATTCGCTAACTCTTTAGCTTACGAATATAATTTTAAAACATTTGACTAGATAAGTCAACTATTTTCTACAAATATTTTAAAATTATTTTTCGTGTGCTTAGAAAGGTTGATAAATCAATGTTTGTAGCATTCGACAAAATAAAAGAATTAGCTGATAAACAAGGTATTTCTATAAATATTTTAGAAGAAAAGCTAGGATATGGAACAAATACACTTTATCGTTTAAAAAGAAGTAATCCTAGTTCTAAGGTATTGAAAGAAATTGCTGACTATTTTGGTGTTTCTGCTGATTATCTCCTCGGCAGAACAAATAACCCACGAATTGCAGATGACCAGAAGTTCTACTTTGAGGGACAAGAAGTGGATGTTGAGGAACTAGCTGGCACTGCCATGCGTTTCAATGGTAAACCACTGACCGACAAGGACAAGAGAGCTATTCAGCGAATCATTGAAGGTTTCTTATTATCTCAAGAGGAGTAATTTCCTATGACAGTTAGAGAGCTTTGTCAAAAGTTCCAGATTAGACTACATATCTTTGAAGATGATGAATACGAGGATGAAGCTTTCTATATACCTGGACTACAAACTATGTTCATCAGCAGCAATATCACTGAAGACGAACGAGTAAAAGTGGCCTTGCATGAATTGGGTCACAAAGGGCATTTACCACATCTCTACGAAATATTTCGTGAGAAATACGAGATGCAAGCAAACAGAAATATGATTCATCATCTACTCAAAGCAGAAATGGAAAATTGTGAAGATTATTCACATTTTAACTATCTAGTCTTTATGGAGAAGTATAAACTGAAAACCATAGCTGATGAGGCTATGGTTAAGGAAGAGTATTTAAATTTAGTTGGCTAAAAATACGTGCAAATGCTGATCCACGTTAAAAGCTGCGATAGGAGATTCTCATGGAAAAGAAAAGTGAGAAAAAAGCGTTAGGCATTATTGCCATTGTTTTAGGTGTTATTGCATTGCTTGGTTCTTGGGTTCCAATCATCAATAACATTTCATTCTTCTTTGGGCTACTTGCTCTGTTGTTTGGTGCTATTGGGCTTTTTGTAAACCGCAAAAATTCAAAAACTCTAACAATCGTTGGTACAGCACTAGCTGTAGTTTCGATGGCAATTGTACTAATCACTCAATCAATGTACAGTAAAGCTATTGACGACGCAAGCAAAGCTGTCGAAACTGCTGTAAGCGAAGTTGAAACATCCATGTCATCTTCTCAAGCAGCGGTTGATGAAAACTTCAAATGGACAAAAGCTGACTTTGATGCTCTTGTAGTTGGTGAAAGCCTGTCTGGTGTTGGTGGTGCAAACTTGGACGAAATCATCGCTAAATTTGGTGAGCCACAAACTTCATCAGAATCATCTTCCGAAAACTATACAACAAAATACGTTGACTACAATACAATAGGTGGAACAGAATACAAGAGTGTGTCACTACAATTTGTGCAACAAGAAGATGGTTCTTGGTTGCTATCTTACAAACATTCAAGCGGGATTGAATAATTTGTAAAAATAAAAAAGCCCTACGCTCAACTTTGGACGGTCCGAACGTAAGGCGAATCATGTAGAGTCAGAAACCTGCTTTGCAGTAGGTCTCTTTACTATACCCATTTTATCAGATTTGAAAAGGGAAATCAATGGCATACTTTAGAAAAAGGGATAACGGTTGGGAATACCGCATTTCATATAAGGCTCCCGATGGATCATTTAAGCAAAAATCAAAAGGTGGATTTGCTACTAAGAAATTAGCTCAATCTGCTGCAAGCAAAACAGAGAGATTACTTAATAATAATGTCCGTGTTGATGACAAACAAACATTTTTGGACTATTATCACAACTGGGCTGAGATCCATAAGAAGCCAAATGTCACGCCTGTCACTTGGAAAAAATACCTACACACCGAAAGCAAAGTCAAGTTGTACTTTAAAGATACAAAATTAAGCGAAATTACAAATAGTATGTATCAGCAGGTACTAAATCAATTCGCCAGCACACACACCCAAGAAACAGTTGAAAAATTCCACTATCAAGTAAAGGCAGCAGTCAAGATGGCTGTGCACGAGGGCATCATTGAGCGGAACTTCTGCGATTTTGCTATCATACGTTCGACGGTAGAATCATTCGCCAAAGAAACCAAGTTTTTAGAAATGGAAGAGTATACCGACCTAATCCGACAGACAAGAGAAAAGATGAAATATCATTCGTATGCAATCATATACTTAATCGCTGTCACAGGTATGCGTTTTGCTGAAGCAGTTGGATTGACTTGGGATGATATAGATTTTGAAAATGGATTGATTGACATCAATAAAACTTACAACTACAATACTACATTTGATTTTGCACCAACAAAAAATAGTAGCTCGATGAGAAAAGTCCCTATTGATGACCAGACTATCAATTTGCTGATTGAGTACAGAGAAAAGTATTGGATTGAGAACGATCAAAATAGAATTTTTGCTTCTGTGTCGAATGCAGCAGCCAATAAGACTATTAAGAAAGTTGTTGGGCGAAATGTCCACATACACTCATTAAGACATACCTATGCTTCATACTTGATTACCCAAGGTGTTGAGTTGATTTCCATTTCCCAATTATTAGGACATGAAAATTTAAACATCACACTCAAAGTCTATGCCCACCAGCTTGAATCATTAAAAGAAAAAAGCAATGACAAGGTCAGAAAGATATTTGAAAAATTTGGGGCAGATTTGGGGCAGACATAA